TGCTTGAATAAAACTCGACAAATGATAAAGGGTAACAGACAAACAGATATTATTGATCTTGTGTGTTATGTCAAAGACCTTACATTTCCAGAGGGATTAAAGGAAATATGCTCAGAAATAGGAATGTCTTATTATCACGATTTTGAAGAGGATATTCCAGATAGTTTTAAAATACTGAAAATGTTAGAAGATATGGATTCTAATATATCAGAAGAAAAAGAAAAACCATTACAACCTATTTCGGAGAAAATACTTTCGTATTATAAGCCTTATGTAAATGATTTATTCTACGAAGACCATATAGATTATGAAACACAAAGAGAGTTTGAGATAGGTTTTGATGAAGAAACAAACCGATACACAATTCCTATTCGTTCTGAATTAGGAGATTTAGTCGGTGTAAAAGCAAGATATTTTGATAGAAAAGTACCTGATGGAATGAATAAATATATTTATTTAGAACCATGTGCAAAATCAAAAATTATATATGGATTGTATAAAACTCTTCCTTATATAAAAAGAACAGGAAGGATTTATGTTGGTGAATCTGAAAAATTTGTTGAACAAGCATGGAGTTATGGTTATCAAAACACTGGTGGTACAGGTGGGAAGGAACTTTCACAATATCAAATTGATATGCTAGTTAGACTTGGTGTTGATATAGTTTTATGTTTGGACAAAGATGTAAAAAAAGAAGAATTAGAGGAATTAGCAGAAAGATTTCCTGATGGTGTTCCACTTTATTATATGTTTGATGAAGATAATATTCTTGATGAAAAAGAATCCCCAACAGACGATCCTATTAAATGGAAGCACTTGGTAGAGAATAATATATACAGATTAAGATAGGAAGGTGTGTATTTGAAGTACAGATTATATGAAAATAGCGACAATAACACTTCCAATGTATTAGAGGAAGTTTTGAGAAATAGAGGAATTGATGATTATGAGAAATATCTCAACTTAGATGGAAGTGTTTTAATTCCATACGAAAATTTGAATAACATACATGAAGCAGTAGAGTTGTTTATGAAACATTTTAATAACAAGGGTAAAATTGAAATACTTGTCGATGAAGATCCAGACGGTTTTTGTTCAGCAGCTATGATGTATTCTTATATTAAGAAAATGAATGCTGATTATCCAGTTAATTACATATTACACGCAAGAGCAAAGGCACATGGACTAGATGATGACATTGTGATATCTGATGATACAAAATTATTGATTATCCCTGATGCTGGTACAAATGACACAGAACAGTGTAGAGAGCTTTCAGAAAAGGGTATTGATATACTTATTCTTGATCACCATGAGTCAGAAGAAGAAAATTCATATGCATTGATTGTAAATAATCAAATGAGTGACAATTATTTCAATAAGGATTTTTGTGGAGCAGGTGTTGTATATAAGTTTTTACAAGCATTAGATACTGAGACATGGAATGAGTTTGCAGATGACTATTTAGATTTATGTGCATTAGCAAATATTAGCGATGTTATGGATATGCGTTCATTTGAGACAAGATATATTACAAATCTTGGATTACTCAATATTACAAATAAATGTATTCAGGCACTTATTAAAGCACAAGATTACAGTATAAATGGTAAGGTTAATATTCACAATATCCAATGGTATATAACACCTATTTTAAACGGAATGATTCGTATCGGTTCAAGTGATGAAAAGGAATTGTTATTTAGAGCTTTTATTGAAAAAGATGAGTTCTTTGAATATAAAAAAAGAGCCACAAAGGATAAACCAGCAGAAACAATTCAGGAAAGCATTTATGATAGAGTTGCTAGACTTTGTAAAAATGCAAAATCACGACAAGATAAAATGAAAGAAAAAGGCGTAAAAGCCATTTCAGAAGTTGTAGATAATCTTCCAATTGACGATAAAGTCATTATAGTTGATGTGTCTGACCTACTTGATGGAAGATTAACTGGTGTTGTAGCAATTAAAATTGCAGAACAATATAATAAACCTTGTATTCTGCTAAAGAAACATTTTGATAAAAAGACAAAAACAACTGTATTTGGCGGTAGTGCAAGAAATATTGATAATAGTCCAATTGATAGTTTTAAAGATATTGTTAATTCAACAGGGTTCGTTAATGGTAAAGGTCATGCAAATGCTTTTGGTATTGTAAATTTACCAATTGATGATAAAGAAAAAGCAATTAATATGATGAACAGTATTCTTAGAAATACTGAATATGATTCTACATATCGTGTAGATTTTATCTTAGACATTAATCATGTCACAATCCCTTTAATTATTAAGTTATCACAGTTTGAAGATATTATTTGTCAAGGAATTGATGAACCTATGCTTGCAATAGAGAATATATCATTGACAATAGATTGTTTTAAAGTATTTGGCAAGAACGAAGATACTATCAGCTTTATGGTGAATGATATTAAATACATTCAGTTCAAATGTAAAGAAGGTAATCAGTTATATGATTTTCTTCAAAACGCATGGGATGATAACGATAGTATTACATTTAATATTGTCGGAAAACCTTCAATAAACGAATATAACGGTATTAGAACACCACAGATTATTATCGAAGATGTAGCTGTTATTAGTACAAATAGTAACGATGAAGACGATGATTGGTAGGAGGTGAGTTATGTATAGTTCATTACATAACCATACATATTATTCATTACTTGATGGATATGGTAGCCCAAAAGAAATGTTGGACAGAGCAAAAGAAATAGGGTTAAAGGCATTTGCTATAACAGAACACGGAAATGTATATTCCCATATTTATTTTGATCTTATTAAAAAAGACTATCCAGATATTAAAATGATATATGGATGTGAGTTATATGAATGTGAAGATATTACTGTTAAGGATAAAGACAATAAATATTTTCATTTGATTTGTTTGATAAGAAATGAACAGGGTAGAAAAGACTTAAACAAGGTTATTACAAAAAGTAACTTTGAAGGGTTTTATTTTAAGCCACGATGCACAGTGGAAGATATTAAACCTTATGCTGAGAATTTTGTTATTTCTTCTGCTTGTTTAGCAAGTAAATTAGCGAGAGAGTCAGATTTTGAAAAGTGCATTGAATATGTCAATGAGTATAAAGAAGCCTTTCCATATTTCTTCCTTGAGATGCAGTCACATTCTCATCAGGATCAGTGCTTGTATAACCAGAAAATCTTAGAACTTTCAAAAAGAACAAATACCCCATTTATTATTACAACAGATAGTCATGCACCTAAAAAAGAAGATTTGTATTATCAGGACAAGCTTATTCAGATTGGTAGAAAAAGTAGCAACAACGACAAAAATGCTATCGAAAATAGTGAGGTATATGAAGGTTGCTATATGCAATCTGAAGATGAAATCCATGAAATTATGGATAGTCAGATTGGATATGAAAATGTATGTCTTGGATTGGAGAACACTAATAAGGTAGCAGATTTAATTGAAAATGTGGATATGCCATTTCAGAAACCACAGTTACCTACATTCCCATTACCTGATGGATATAGAGATAACAATGAATTCTTATGGCATTTAGTTAAACAAGGTTGGAAAGATAGAGGATATGATAATCTCAGTGAAGATGAACAGCAAGTAAGAAGAACTAGGTTGAACTACGAGATGGGTATTATTCATTCAATGGGGTTCGATGGTTATTTCTTGTTTGTATGGGACTTTATCAAGGCTGCTGAGAAACTTGGAATTGAAGTTGGTAAAGGAAGAGGAAGTGCAGCAGGTTCTTTAGTTTGTTATTGTTGTCATATTACAGATATTGATCCAATTAAATATGGACTCATTTTTGAGAGATTCTTAAATCCTGAACGAGTAGGACTTCCTGATATTGATACAGATGTTGGTAATAGAGATGCAATTATTGATTACCTTGTAGACAAATATGGAGAAGAAAGAGTATGCCAGATTATTAACTACTCTTATATTACTCCAACGGTAGCAATTACTGATGTTGGTAAGATACTTGGATTTCCATATAATCAGATGCAAAAACTTTCACAGAAATTTACATTCGATAAATGGGATGACTGTATGAAAGCAAATCCAAACTTACTCGCAGACAATCCGCAATATGCTGACTTGTTCGATATTGCAAAGCATTTAAGTGGTCGTGTTAAAACAGTTTCTATTCATGCTGGTGGTGTTGGAATCGTTGATACAACAATTAATGATTATATGCCAATGAAGATAGGAACTAAGGGTGAGCATGTAATTCAGGTTGATAAACATTATGTAGAAGATATTGGAATTGTAAAGTTTGACCTTCTTGGAGTTGCAACACTTAATCTTGTGAAGGAAATTAAGGATGATTTACATTTAGATCCTTGGGATTATGATATTAATAATCCAGAGTTTGAGAATGATAGACCTACATATGAGTTATTAGCAAGTGGTAAGACCAATGGTGTGTTCCAGGTTGAATCGGCAGGAATGAAAGATTTGCTTATTCGATTAAAACCAAAGCTTGAACAACTAGACTTTGAGGTTATATCTGTCATCTTGGCATTATATAGACCTGATAGTATGGGAGCACTTGATGAGTATGTTGAAATGGCAACAGGTGGAAGTAGACCACCATCAATTCATCCAGATATGGACGAAATTTTAAAAGACACAAATTACTGTATGATTTATCAGGAACAGCTTCTTGATATTGTTAAGAAGTTTGGTGGAAGAACATATGGTGGTGCTGACTTATTCCGTAAAGCAATCGGAAAAAAGATAGTTGAATTAGTACAGAAAGAGTCAGAAATTCTTCGTGGTGAAATTGTAGCAAACGGATATTCTAAAGAAATTGCTGATAAAATTGCGAATGAATTATCACAAAAAGGCGGTTATCTATTCAATAAGTCGCATTCATACAGTTATGCAGTTCTTTGTTTCGAGACAGCTTGGTTCAAAGCTCATTACCCAACTTACTTTTTCAAAGCATTGTTCAATCAGAATAAAGATAAAGCAGGTGCAATTAATAAGTATATTCTTGATGCAAGGTATTTTAATGTGGATATTATGCCACCGAATATCAATCATTCTGGAATGAATTTCACAGTTGATAAAGATAAGGTTCTTTTTGGATTATCTGCTATTGGTGGAATTGGTGAATCACTTTCTAAGCAAATTATCGAAGAAAGAGAGAATAATGGTATATACAAATCGTTTGATGATTTGATTCAGAGACTTTCTTTAGGTAAGGCATCTGTTATTGCACTGATAAAATCTGGTGCAATTCCTTGTAAAAATAAGCGTGAAAAACTTATATCATATCTTAAATCAGAGTATCAACCATTAAAATTCTCAGAAGTTCAATCATTGCCTACCTATAAGAAACTCGAATCAGATTGGAACATTAACTTAAAGAAGTACGTGATTTCTTCATCTGGAAAACGAATTGTATATGATAAGGAAGCACTACTTACTGAATATAACAAATTAAAAAAGATACAGTTTGAAGAAAATCAGAAGGTAAGATTCCAAAAGTACATAGATGATAACAAAAAATATCTTGAAGACGAACAGTTTTGGGAATTCCAAACATTACAGGTATTTATCAATGATAATCCATTTGATGCAGCTTATACATTCTTGACACCATTTGAGGATGTACCTGATGGTGAAAAATGTACTTTAGTTGGAATTATAGCAAAAGTTCAAAAGAAAAAAGATAAGAATGGTAAGCAGTTCGCATATATAAACATCTATTCAAGTTTTGGACTTGTTGAAGGAATTGTATGGCATAGCCAATTAAAAGAATATGAAGATTTAGTAAAAAAAGGACAGCAAGTAGCAATTCTTTGTAAGAAAGATAGTGAAGAAAAGGTAATTGTAGAAAAATTAAAGCCATATAGCAAATGGCTTGAATATGTGAGAAAGAAAGGAGTATCAGTCTAAATTGGATGAAGATGAGATTTATAAATTCACAGCAATAATTACATATGAGCAATACTACTCGGATGATTCAACATGGGGCGTGTTTGGGTTTTCAACGAAAGATGATATTCCATTCTTTACAAAACCTACAAAAACATTCGATCCGTTTGGTGATAATAATTCTGCAAATGATATTGATGATAAAAAGATGAGTAAGTTGGCAGGAAAGATGCAACATTTAGTTGTGGGTGGAGAATATGTAGTTAAGGCGAGATACAAAAAGGATAAAAAATATGGCGATCAATATACACCGATTGCCATATATGCCATTATTCCACAAAGCAGAGAAACGCAGCTATTATTTTTGAAGTCAATGATTCCTGAATGGATGGCTGATAATTTAATAAATGCATATCCAAATGTAGTTAATGATGTAGCGAATGGTACATTAAAAACTATTGATTACAGTCTTGTGAAAGGTGTTAGAGAAATTACTTGGAATAAAATCAAGGAAAAAATCATCAATAACTATCTCATTTCTGACATTATCTCAATGCTAAAACCAATTGGTGTCACTTATGCAATGATTAAAAAATTGCTTTCAGAAGAACCAAATCCAGTTTTATTAAAGCAAGAGTTAGAAAAAAATCCATACATCATGACAAAAATTGATGGAATTGGGTTTCGTAAATGTGATGATTTAGCACTGAAGTTAAAACCTGAACTAATTGATTCTACACAAAGACTTGTAGCTTTTATCCAATACTATTTCAAAGATCTAGGAGAAAGTAAAGGTCATACATGGTGTTCTGAAAAGATTTTAAGAGCAGCCATAAGTAATAACATATACGAGTGTTGTAATAAGGTTGATTGGTTATTAGAAAATAATGACTTTCTTCATATTGATAATGGTCGAATTGGTCTGAAATATTATTACGATATTGAGATGCAGATTTATCATTTGATTCTGAATAAATCTCAAATTGAAACAACAATCAATATTTCTGATGAAGCGATTGATAAAGCAATTAAACATGCGGAAGAAGAACAAGGATTTGATTATGTAGTAGAGCAGCTAGACACGATTCATAAGAGTTTACATAGAACTGTTAGTTTGATAACTGGAAAAGCAGGAACTGGTAAAACGTCAATAATGCGAGCAATTGTTAAGGCTTATATGGAGAATAATTATATGATGACAGCTTCAGCACTTTCAGCAATGGCAGCTCAAAGAATTACAGAAGCAACAGAATTTCCTGCAATGACTATTCATAGAACACTTGGATGCCAAGGTTTAAATGATTTTACATACAATAAAGACAATCATTTGATTACAGATGTTGCATTTCTCGATGAGGGAAGTATGGTTAATGCCAGTTTATTTTTACATTGGCTTGAGGCAATTGGAGATAATACAAGAATTATTATTTCAGGAGATCATAAACAGTTACCACCTATCGGATTTGGTAATGTGTTTTCAGATTTAATTGAAATGTTTGATGATTCAGTTGTGAGCAAGTTAGTAAAACCTATGAGACAGGCAGAAAAATCAGGTATTCTTGTTGATGCAAATAAGATTCGTGAGAATATAAATCCTATATCTGAGAAGTTACAGCCACGAATTATTCATGGCGAGTTACAGGATATGTATTATATGTTCCGTACAAATCGACAGTCATTATTTAATATTGCTGTTAAGACATTTATTAAATCTGTTGAATCAGATGGAATCGACAATGTGGTTATTGCAGTACCTCGTAGAAAAGATTGTTTGAATAGCACCAATGAAATTAATAAGGTTATTCAAAATGAATTACTTGGTGATGTTTTAGAGAGTATTGAAGGTTTTGATACAACTTTCAAACTTGGTGCAAAAGTCATGCAAACAGTTAATGATTATGACAAAAATGTATTTAATGGTGAGATTGGTTATGTGACAAAAATCAGTGAAAGATATGATGGTAAGAAAAAAGAAGAATATTGTGAAGTAACTTACACTGATATTTTTGGAAAAGACAAAATCATTGAATACACAAAGAAAGAGTTAGCTGCTTTGGATCTTGCTTATGCTATGACAGTACATAAATTACAGGGAGCTGGTCGAAAGACAGTAATTGGTATTATTGACAATACACATCATCAGCTTCTTGATAACTGTATGCTTTATACATTGCTTACGAGAGCAAAAAAGAGATGTTTATTATTAGCTGAACCAGAAGCATTTTTACAATGTATTAGAACAAGTCACAATAATAGAAACACTTGGATGATGTTAGAAACAGAGAATAATACAGTAGAAGAGTAATTTAGATTTCTGGAATGCCCATCAATAGGGCGTTTCAGAGACTCAAAAAGCCAAGGAAAGACGGATTTCTTTTGAAGTTATATACAAAATATAGTAGCGGTAGTAATGGTACACCACCATATATTGTATATAGAAATGAGGTGAGTACAATAAATGATACATGAACTAAAATCTAAAAAAGATTATCCACCTACGAGTACACAACTATTATTATACACCAAAAATCATGGAGTGCTAGTTGGTTTTTATGATCCAAGTACAATTGAATTATGTGGTGGATGTGGATTCTTTAAAAGATTTAAAGATAAGATGTTTGGATATGATGTTTATCCGCATGATTTTTATGCCTGTGAAGGTTTAACTGATGTTTATGCTTGGTCAGAAATTCCAGAAGCTAAAATATCAAATAAGGAATTTAGAAAGTGGCGTAGAGATGAAGAAATTTCACAAGGGTTAATTGCATTTTATGTTGGATGTAACAAAACAACAATTAGTCGTTGGGAAAAAGGACAAATAAATATTTCACTTGAGTTATATGAAAGAATAATGAAATTTTACAAGGAGAATAAAGACTATGATTCAGATGAACGAAGTAATTAGAGATTTAAAAGCAGGAATTAGTGAAAGAGACGTTCTTGATGAGGAAAGAACATATGTTAGCTGCGAGTGTGAGGATAACGATGAAAACTCTTTTGTGATTAAATATCACAATTTTGAAACCAATGAAAATGATAAATACAGAGTTATTGTAGAAAAATTATAAGATAGGAGAATAAATCAATATGGAAATTTTTAATGTGCCAAGAGGTTGTGGAAAAACAACGCATCTTATTATGGAAGCAACTAAAACAGGATGTCCAATTGTTGTTGGATTACAGACTCAGAAAAAGTATCTTGAAGAAACAATCAAGAAAATTACTGACAAACATGTGGATGTATATACAGTTCAGGAAATCTTAGATATGAGAAATAAACCAAAAGATATTCTAATTGACGAATTACCATTAGCTTTGAATATTTTACTTGATTGTAATGTTATTGAAGCAACTATGACAAATAAATCAAGAGAAATGTACGATATTCAGAGATGGAAAAATGGAGAAGTTAAATTTTAGGACAACAAGAATCGACAGTTTCTTGTGGAAATTAAGGAGGAAAAATGAACAGAATGACTATTAATGGTAAAACAATCACATGTTCAGGAACTAATGTAGTCGTCAATAATGGAAGAATTATTGTAGATGGTAAAACAATTCAAGAGTGTAATAGTGGTGATATTAAAGTCACTATCGAAGGAGATGTAAAC